GTATCCACCAGTAGCTGTATAGTTTTGACGTAAGGCAGTAGAAGCGGACCCAGTACCAGGCGTTCCGGCACTTCCGCTAGACAATAAACCACCAGCACCACCTGTGGCACTTAATAATGTACCGAAAGAAGATGTGCCGCCGGCTGAACCAGCAGCGTTAGTAGTAGAGCCAGCGCCACCAGCGCCAACAGTAATTGTTTGCAAAACTTGCCCCGGAACTACATCAATAATTCCTTGAGCGTATCCACCACCATCCCCCCCTCTTGGGTAATAACTGTTATATGCAGATCCACTAGCTCCACCACCACCAGCACCCCATACGCAAACCATAATTTGGTACACGTTTTGCGGAACAACAAAAGGAGATGTGTACGTACCTGCTTTGTTAAAAGCACGATAACTTGTCCATTTTGGAGGGGCAACGCGAGTGGCTGTGTTTGGAGCCAAAGGTGTACCATACGTGCCCTTATTCAGAGCAGATCTGTTTTCGTTACCAAATGACATCTTAGTAGTCTCCGCCTTGTACTGAAATTAAAACGCCAATGTTTGTGCCGCCAGCAGCAACAGTCGTACCAGCATAAATCTTATAACCAGCAGGTAAGCTAATACCGCCAGCAGTTGGGCTATTTGTCATTGCGCTGTATGAAGGCAATGTTGATGTGTCCAACGCCACAACACCAGTTGCAGGAATGGCAACGTCCCAAGGCATCAATTGATTGTTTGTAGCCGTGGTGTTTACAGAACCATTGTTAATCCAGAAGCGAACCAAAGTAGCGTTGCTTGTACCGGATGCGGTCAATCCGTTTGTACTTGTCAGACGCACAGTGATTGTGTCTATGCGTGAACCGTTTGCGCCAGCGGTGTAGGCCAAGGCCAAAGCTGTACCAGCAGTGTCAGTTCCATCAAAAGCTTTTGTGTTGGTCATCGCTGTTGACAAAACAACGTTTGCAACGCCCAAATTAGGCGTTAACGGGAAAATTGGTGTGGTATTAGCAGCCATTTAAAAGCCTCCAAAGTTTGAATACAAGTATAAAGTGGAACCAGTTGATGGGGGCGCAGAACCCCAATATCCGTTTGTTCCGTTAGAAGTCAAAACTTGACCTGAAGTTCCACCAGTAACACCGCTTGCGCTGACTGTTCCAACGTTAAGAGTGTTGTAGGCAACCGTTTCAACAATGTCTCCACTCGCCGCAGCACTTGCAAGAATAACACTTGTTCCATTTGTGGCTGTGTAATCTGTGGCATTCAAAAATACACCATTCAAATACACCTCAACATATCCAACAACGTAAGTTGCTGTAAATGTTGTTTGTCCAGCAGTCGCCGTAAAACTTGTACGAGTGTATGTTGCATTAGGGGCAGAACCTGTTGGTCCTGTGCTGCCTGTAGGTCCAGTTGGACCCGCAACAGTAGAAGCTGCGCCTGTAGGGCCAGTAGGACCGTTTGTTCCTGCGGTTCCTGTTGGTCCCGTGGGTCCGTTAGTTCCAGCACTTCCTGTAGGGCCTGTTGGTCCGTTTGCGCCAGCCACTCCCGTAGGTCCAGTAGGTCCGTTAGTTCCTGAAGTGCCTGATGCGCCCGTAGGACCTGTAGGGCCACCAGCACCCGTAGGACCAACTTGTGTGTACATTACTTGTGTAGCTGTAAACACTACAGAAGGTGTACGTGGACTTACTGGAGTTGTGCCAGCAGCAAGAGTAGCAAGTTGGATGTGTGTATCGTTTGTTGACCAAATCAACTCAACAAAATCACCAGCCGCTAAAGACATTACAAAATTGACTGTGCCAATTAAGTTGCCGTTTGCGCCACCATGACTGTTTGGAACACTAAATCTGCTATCGGTATCTGCAATATCGCCAGCACTACCTGAATCGTTTTTGCGCAACCATAAGTTAGCATCATGGATTTGTGTATCACTGTTCGTAAATTGAACAGAGAATGTCAGGCTGTAAACACCTGCATTGGCAAATGTCACTCGACTACCAGAAACAACACTAACTCCATTATTAGCTGCATCTGCACTATTTATGGTTACAGAATAAGCAGTGTTTGCAGCAGCAGCAGATTGAGTTGTTGTATCCCAGAAAGAACCCCAATAACCCAAAGCGCCGCCAGTTCCTGTTGCGCCTGTGGGTCCTGTAGGGCCGTTAGTTCCGTTTGATCCTGTGGGTCCCGTAGGACCTGCACCAACAGTTTGCAATGCAGCAGTGAAATAAGTTCCACTACCAGTTGAACTACCCTTTTGAGCAGTCAATCCTGTTGTGTTGTTGGTATATGCAGTAAAGTCTAAATAATCTGTTGAGCCATTTAGATAAACTAACTTTGAGCCACCAAGCGTATATCCATTAGTAGTCGTTAAAACGTTTTGGAAAATTGCTTCAGCATTACCGTTTTTACGAATCTGTACATTGTTCTGACCTACGTTTACAGCGGCAACAGACCACCACAACGAATAGCTGATCAGGTAATAACCAGCTACTGTTGGAGTAAATCGTTTTGATGTTGCATTCCACCAGCTGTTTGGATCAGCCAATGAAATAAATGGAATCAATACATCTGATCCAGTAGAAACAGTGAAGTCAGTACTGAGGTAAGCAGAAACAATATTGGTGCTAGATGAAAGAGTTGCGCTAGGCCCTGTGGGTCCTGTGCTTCCTGTAGGTCCTGCAACGCCTGTGCTTCCTGTAGGTCCCGTAGGTCCTGCGCCGCCAACAGATCCTGTAGGTCCTGTAGGTCCACCAGCGCCAGTGGCGCCAGTGCTTCCCGTAGGTCCGGTGGGTCCTGCGTTTCCAACATTGCCCTGCGCTCCCGTGGGTCCTGTAGGTCCAGTTGGTCCAGCTACTGTGGAAGCAGCACCTGTTGGGCCAGTAGGGCCAGTAGCACCCGTTGGTCCTGCGACTGTTGATGCAGCGCCTGTGGGTCCTGTGGGGCCAGTAGGACCCGTAGGTCCTGTTACGCCAAATTTAACCGTTGCTCCATAAAGACCGTTAGTCTCAGCCCCTGGAGTTGCTTGAACAGGTCCAGTAACACTTGTACCGTAAAGACCGACTGTCGCCATGTTTATTCCTTTTCCTTAAAAGACCAGCCGTCTTTCGGCGGATAAATTTTGATGCCTCCAACAAGTTTTTCTTTGTATCCTTTGCAACGACTTGTTATCGTTTTTGTGTCTACATTGAAATGTTTTGCAGCATCTAAAGCAGTTTCAAATTTTCCTTCAGGAGTAACCCAATAGCCTTTCCATCTAGGATTAGAGGTTTTTGAGTTGGCAATAGAAAATTTTTTACTTTTTCTACGCTTTTTTCCAAGATTGCCAAGACGTATTTTCTCTTTAGTTTCTTCTTTGTGCTTTCTGCCTTTCCATGCGGAAAAACCAGCAACACCTTGACCGCCTGTTGTCTTGTTGACAATTTGCCAACCTAAATCTTTTGCGAGCCAAATCAAAAACTTTTCATGGTCTAAAGCTTCTTTGTCTGTTTTCCATTCAGCAAGTTTTAAAACTTCAAACCCTTGACTTGCTTTTTCATGCCATGCATCACTTTTGTCAGTTGTCACATAAGCACGATTTCTCACTCCTTTACCAATGTAAAAGATAGATGAGTCCGAAGAAATATGACAATATGTATATGGCATAAGACTACTTGAAATTGTATCTGTACCCTCGTGGCTGAAACTCACTTGTTAGATGTCTGTCTCCGCCCGACCACTTGTCACGTATCATTTGATCTTCAATCAAACCATAAGCGTCATCAAGGCGTGACAACCACTTTTGAGCTTCGTCTGTGTTCTTGTTCTTGTCGTAGTACGCCCACAATGTTGCATAGAAGTAACCTTCTGGAAAGCTTGCCAACACAGCATTGCTTTGCACCAAAGGATAGGTCACATCTTCTGTTGGACTAAACAGAAATGGGAATGTGCGGATGTAATACGCTTTGATTTCTACGTTGTTGCCAGGGTTTGGCGTGAACACATAGTTAGGACCGACTTCAGAGAAGCTGGCGCGGATCACACGAGGTACACCGAAAGGACGGATGTACAGTTGGTCAATCATTCGCAAGCGAATAATCTCGCGATCACCAACACGGTCATACACAATCCAAGGACCCAAGCTAGATGCTGGTGTGCCAGGCTGTACTTCGCTGTTTGGAGTCTCTTGGAAAAAGAAAATAGGCCAGTTCATATCCGCAGGGATAGGAGCCATGCCGTTTTCGTTTGTAGTCAACACAACAGGGTTAACAGTGTCGTATGGGTCAGTACGCAAGGCTGGCAATTCCAGCTTACGCATCTTTAACTCACCCATCTGAATTGATTGTGTGATCTCGATTGTGGATTGAGTTGGCAGCATCAACAGAACTGCTGGCAAATCACTGTTAGAAATCATGCCGTCAGGATCATTGACTGTGATTGATCCTGAAGTAACTGCTGTAACAACAGCAAAACCTTTTAATGGACTAATGCCAACAAAGTCACCAATACTAACAATTCCAACAGGCGTACTACTGACAGTAATAACGTGTGTTGTGGAGTTGTAAGCCGTTGCGGTAATGCCAGTGCTTTTGGGTATTGCTCCAACCCACTTTGCTACTCGACTTACTAGAGCATTTGCAGATTGAATAAAGTCTGACATTTAAAACCTCATTTGGTGGGGATAGATGGATTGTATGGCAAAGGGATTTTTCCTGATGGATGACAAACGAAATCTGAGTAGTATTCGTTCACTATCGCATAGAACAAAATCTTGTCCTCTTTTTCTTGTTTAATCAGTTCCCAAGGACGGTTGTTAAACCAGCGAGAACTAATCTCATGTGCAAAACATTTAGGCAGGTTCATCATATGAGCCGTGCCAGCAAAGAATGGGTTATCAGTGCCGTGTTCTTTGTAAAACTGACGTAAATTTTTGCATTCTTCACGCACTTGTTCGACGTTACGCTGTTCATATTGAACATAACGATTACCGTCTTGTGCGCCTACTGTGTATTTCAGGTTTCCTGTATCGAATGTCTGCGACCAATTACCAGACTTAACCTCGTTATATAGCTTGTCATTGTTGGCAAGAACCAGTTCAACGCCAGCTGCGTGGTTACCTTGTAGGTAATAGTCCTCATTGACCATACCTTCTTCATTATTCGCATTCAATCCCATACGTTACCTTTGACAATTAGAAAAATGATAGCGGTACATGTTTGGTCCTCGACCTTCATGTCCACATGTAGGACAAACTAAAATTTTTTTAGCTTGTTCTTTAGCATTTTCAGACATTTTTGCAACATGTTTTTTGCTTTTTTGCTTGTCTTTATGAGCCAAAGAAATTCTTTCACAATGCTCTTTTGAATGAGGACCTCTTTTAATTCCAAGCTGTGAAAGACTTATTTGTTTACGAGTTTTTTCTGAAAGAACTGCACCAAGTCTTGGTGGTTTTCTAAGTTTTAATTTAGCTTTTTGTTCTTCAGTCCAAACATATCCTGAACAACCATCACCGCCATCAGTTAGATTGCAAAGTTCTGTTAAGTCTCGAAAACATTCAATCAAAAATTTTTCATGAATAAAAGCATCTTTTTCAGATTGCCATTCAGCAAAAATTTCTATCGTATATCCATGTTTATTGACAATATTTTGCCAAAAGTCTGATCGGCTATCTTTTTCATGCGAACGATTGCCCTTGCCTTTCCCAATATAGAAAAGCTCTTTTGAATCAGCTTTGTAATGACCGTACGTGTAGTACATGATTTGATTATAAAGAAGGAGGCCGAAGCCCCCTTCATTATGAATACTAATGTACTCAAGCGAGGTATCTTTTGACCTGCGCACTTGCGCGTGGGCTAGTCACAACAGTCAGACCGTTGTCGATAGCAGCCAACACAGCCACACCAGCTGGGTTACGGACGATCAATGTACCTTCCATGATGTACTGATCCAAAGATGCGTCAGCGTTCGAGAACACTTCGTTGTTTGGACCGAGTTCACGCAAGCTACCCCATTGGATAACGTCAGGGTTCAAGAACAGGACAGAGTTAGCGTCTGAACCTGTTTGATCCATCACCCATGAATCGTCGATCTGATAGGTGTAGTTGAAGTCACCTTCGTAAGTGCTGATGGTGTCACCCTTGTCAGCGGGGTTAAAGCGGTTGATAGAACGGCTTTGTGGGATGTTGGTGCTGATCGCAGTACGCAGAGATGTTGGCACAACCATGTTGGTCAACTTAGCGTTAAAACGTTGTTCAGCAACAGTCACCAATTGCTTGTACAGCACGGGGCTAAAAGCTTGAGTGGTCACACCAGTGCTGAAAGTGAAGTAACCCAAACCAGCGTTAGGCAACGAACCGTTGAAAGGTGTGTTGGTGTTAACGGCAGTAGTAGTGTCATCACTATCAGAAGCAGCCAAGTTCAAAACAGAAGTGCCGTCTGTGTCGTTGCCAGAGCGTGTGCCAGCAAAAGCGAACAAAGAGCCAAAACGACGACCGTTGTTTGGAGAAGAACCTTGGGTAGCAGCCTGACCACTGTACTTGATAGAAGCACCGTCAGCGCGAACCATTTGCAGTTCAACGTCAAACATAATTTCGGTCAATTGCTTGACTTCTTGGTAGGCTTGAGGATCGCCACCAGCTTGCTCAACAGCACGGGCAGTACCAGTAGCGCCGATCACAGTCGTGAAGATCTGTGTGTAGTTACCGATGTTTGCACGAGTGTTGCTGTCAGCAGCAGAAGCTGACACAGAAGCGCCTTCCAACTTGGCGTTCAAGGTGGGAGTGCGATAGTAGTCAACGGGCCAAATGTGCAAGGTCGAGTTGATCTTGCGCTTTTTGCTCATTGCCATGTTTGTCAAAGGTGTACGGTCTTTCACGTAGTTGGACACGGTCATGTCCATGTCTTTGACGACGATGTCTGTTTGGTACGCGCCGTTGCCGTTACCGAGGTTTGCAGAGGTGATTGTTGACATAAAGTTCTCCTGAAAATGTCATCGACGGCGTTTAAAGGCCATCAGTTGTTGTGCCAAAAGGTCGCGTGTCGCACTCTTATCGCCTTTGGCTGCACGTTCTTGGAGTTCTGAAGTCTCGTCCTTTGGTGCGGTTTTAGCCTTTGATACAGCCTTGGTTGTAGCCGCCAGTGATCCACCAGCATTCTTGACAACTTTTGGCCCCTCGCGGAACTTCAAACCATCACGGATTAAGCTCATCAAATGCTCGTCTGAGGACACCAAATCAATGTTTGGCACTCCAGGTACAAACGAACTCTTTGCGTTGCCCCAATCCTTTTCCAACTTTTCACGAATCTCGTTGAAGTTGGCCTTATTGCTCAATTCTTTGTCCTTGAACGACTGACGGGCTTGTTCCAAACGTTGTTGGACTTCCGCAGATCGTTGGGCATAGAACTGCTCAACTTTCGGACGATTCGCCTTCACGAACTCGGCCTTCTCTTGGATTAACTGAGCATTTTGACGGATAGCCGCCTGTGCTTCAGCTTTTGCCACTTCATCAGTAGCGTTTGCCAAGATTTGTTGCCATTGCTGGTTATACCCTTGGAGAGTAAC